GATACTACTGTTTTACCACCTGATGAAAACATATCACCCGCGGGTTGTGTTGCTTCATCTTTTGCTTTTGCAAAAGCACTCATAACTAAACCAATAGCGGCAGCAATAGCAATTGCACCTACACCAAATGTTAAAGCAGAACTCCATGTAACAGAAGAAGCAGCTAATAAACCTGATTGTACAGCAGATGCAGCTAATCCTGCAACAAGTTTAGTAAATGAAAGTCCAGCCATTAAAGCTAAAGTACTATACAATACAAATGAATTTTCCATTAAACTAGCCATTGCATCAGCTAATTGACCTAATGGACCTCCTACTATTCTACCAACTATATCTTGCATTTTTTCCATTGCAAGATTAAATTTATCTTGTGCACTTAATGCTTCTAATCTTTTAGCTACTTCATCACCAGCTAATGCAGCAACTTCTTCCTGAGATTTACCTAAGTATTGTTGTTTTAATAATTGATCAGATAATTCATCAGCAGATAATCCTAAAGCACTAGCTACTTTTTCTTGAGCAATAACATTCATATTTGAGAACTTATTAAAATCAATATTTTGATTATTAAGTTCTTTCATTGCTGTTGTTAAATCACCAGCCAAAGATGCACTACGAGCTCTTTCTAAATTTAGTTGTTGGCCAGTTAATAATTCAGCTTGTAATTCATTTTCAATTGATGTTTCAAAATCAAGTAATGATTTTGCTTGTTTTCTTACTGTGTCTAAATTGGTACCTAATAATTTTGCTTGAGCAACAGCTTGAGCTAATGCTTGAGGACTAGCTTTAAACATTGCTAAAGTTTGTCCTGATATTTTTCCTATTTCTTCAAGTACTTCTCTTTGATTTAATTGAATACCATATTGTGAAGATAGACGTTGTGATGTTTCTAAAGCAACGTTTTTAGATTCTTCTAATGTTTTCCCAGTTGCAATAGATAATTTAGCCAAACCACCAGCTGCTTCTTCACTTAATCCAATTTGTTTAGTTAATTTAATAAACTGTATGTTTAAGTCCCTAGTAAATTTAGAACTAAATCCTAATTGTTGTCCTAATGCAATAGTAGCGTCAATTAATCTATTTGTATTAACAGCTATATCACCTGAGGATTCAGCCATATTATTAAAGTCTTGCCTTAAATCATATGCTTCATCTCTACTTAATACTAAGTTCTTTTGTAATCTAGTAACTTGATCTGATATTCCAAAAGCAAACTTTTTAATAATATCAAAAGCAGCAACTATTGGAGCAAGTAAAACAGTGGCTTCTTTTAAACCTTCATTAAATTTTTCTGCATCTTTACTTCGCAGTTTAGCTAAAAGACTTTCCTTTTTTGCAATATTAAAAAGAGCATTATTTTGTTCTATTTGTTTTTGGTATGATATCTCTATATCTTTATACGTTTCAATTATATCATCAACAACAGCTTTTTCTTTAACTTTTTGAGAAAGAATTTTTTCTTGATTTTTTTCTTCTTTTTCAAGAGCAGTAACAACTTCTACTTGGTCTTTAATTAAATCTTTTAATGCTTTAACTCTATTTTGTTGAATTCTTTTTTGTGTAGAGCTGCTTGTAGTAGCTGCTTTTTCTTCAGCTTCAGCCATTTTTTTACGAAAAGCATCTAACTTAGTATCAGCAGTAGCTATATCTTGTTTTCTTCTAAGTTGCTCTTCTTCTATTCGCTGTATATCTTGCTGAATAGATTTTTGTTTGTTGAGAATTTCGCTGCCATCTTCAAAATATTTGGCATTATCTTTTTGAAACTTTTCGTATCCTGCTGCTAATTCATTTATTTGTTTTTGTACATCTTTTTCTTTAATCTTACCTTTAGCTGCTTTTTCTGATAGTTCAAGAGTTTTTTTAAGAGTTCTTTCATAACTCTCAACACCACTAATAAGATTTTTATTGTTTTCTTTATTAAAACCACCTGATATTTTAAGATTTTTAGTAGAATTTTCAATCTGCTTACTTAATTCTTTAGCATAGTTAATTGATTCCCTTAAAGTATCATTGTACTTATCCAGTTCTGCTTTTGCGTCTTGTATATCTTTCTTATTTGGATCGTTATCAGCCATAGTAAATTATTGCAGGTATAAATATTGAAAGCGCCCTATTTTTTGGGCGCTTTCGCAGTGTATGTTGGTGCTTTAGGCACTTTAGGTACGTTAGGTTGACGAGCTTTTGTTGATTTTTGTTGTTTTTCTGTTTCTTTTGCCTGTTTTTCGTAGTGTTCTCTTATTTGTTTATAAATAAAATCACGATACTTTATAGGCATGTTATATACTGTGTCCCAATCGTAACCACCTTGGCCGTAAAACGTTATTTCGTGTATGCGAGTAAATAAATACTCTCTATATTTAGGCGTCAGGCCAAAAAAAGTTAATATTAATTGGTATGATTACGCCCTCCTGTACGTAACCATCTTTATCGATTGTGATAACTGTATCAATGTCAGGAGAAATATCGTTATAATATTTTTTAAATGCTCGTGAATCAGGAGCAAGTAAATAATTGTCTACAAAATCACGAATTGATACTTGATCTGCTTTACCATTAACAGATGTAATCATGTGCTTTAAACGAGTAGTGTTTTCAAAAGCACCATTTGGATCTACTTTTTGTAAACCTTTAATTTCAGCTTCAATTGCTTTTTCGTCTTTACCCGTCAATAATTTGAATGTAATTACATTGCCAGATTGAGGTAGAGTGAATTTAAATTCATTTTTACCTTTAGTAAACAATGATTCATCAACTGTTTTTTCTTTAAGTGTAGTTAAATCTACTGTGTATTCATCTTCTCTACCTAGCGATTCATTTCTAAACTTAAATGAATAGTCTTTACCATATCCTAAGATACGGGCTGAGAATAGAATGGCGTTTTTATCGCCTACAACTAAATCATCAATGTCAATTGGTGATGTAACAAGTGATTTTAATAATTTATCAATTGCTGTGCCTTGCTTAATGAAGTTAATATTGGTTAATATGTCTTCATCTTTAGCAGACATGTAACGCATTTCAATTTCACCTTTAGCAAGTAATGAATCTTCGGGATATACAAGACCTTTTGATGGTAGTGTAACTGTTTCTGTTGGAATTTTTAATTCAGCCATAAACTAATTTTTGTTTTTATATATATAAATATAATAAACTTAAATCTTTAGGTAAAGAAACCCGGTATTTCTACCGGGTTCTTTTCTCCAACGAGTGATTACACCATATCACTCAATTATTTCTTATCTAGTATGCTCATTTCTTCTTTTAGTGACTTATAAGCTTCAGCTAATTTTTTAAATTTCTTTTTAGCTGCTTTTTCACCAGCGGCATATCCAGCACCGTATACTTCTTCTTCACCTTTATCTTTAGCTACTTTTCCTTTTTCGCCTTTGTCAACGCGCTTAAATTCATCGTCACCAGCACTTTTCTTTTTTCTTTCTTCTAGTACTTCAGCAAGACACTCTTGTACTAATGATTGTAGTTCTTGTTTTTTCATTACTGATTAGTAGTTTAAGATACAATAATCCATTCCAACAGTCATAGTAATGTTAATAGCTTCAGTATAAGTAGACCAATCGTAATCGTCAAAGTTTGCAGTCTTAATGAAAGCACCTTTAACAATCCACTCTGATACTACGTCACCTACTGGGCCTAAACCATTGAATGTTAAATCTTTCTTATAGAAGTCAGAATAACCAGCACGGCCAGTTACTGATTCGTATGCCAAACGAGCCCATTCCATTACAGCTTGAGCACCAGATGGAGCAATTGGATCAAATAAAGTAAAAGTCATGTCTTGCCACAATCTTTTACCACTACGAATTTTTCTATAAGTGTTGATATGGTCTAATATAATTTCACCATCATCGAAGCTTACTGCGCTAACACCCTTAACAAGGAATGATGGGATACCGTTTATGTACATGATGAACCTATTAGGAACTTTTGGTTCATACTGTGTAAACATAATTTCGTTTGGATCTAATACAGGCATTTTATGTTGTATTTAATAGTTGTTTGTTATAAATATTTCTTAGGCAGGAAATTCAACACCAGTTGGTAAGATATTGAAGTCTAATATGATAAACTCAGCTGTCTTAGTTGGCTGGATGTAGATTTGACCTATTAATTGGTTTCTATCTACAACACTTGGTGGGTTGTTAGATTCATCCATTACTACCTTATAAGCATACAAACCTTGTTTTTGTACTACATTATCAAGGTATGGGTTTACTTGGTTCAAGAATGCATTTCTTGTAACAGCAGTATTTTGTTCAAATACTAAGCTACGAGCAACTGTACCAATATATCCTTTTAATGCAATTAATAAACGACGAACGTTTACACGATCTAAAGCAGTAGCTTTTTGTTGTAATGTCTTTTGACCAAATACTACAACACCTTCACCAGGGAATGTAGCGAGTGGGTTTACATTATCTTCGTATAAAGT